CTAGCCGTTGAGCTGGACGCTCCCGAGGAACGCCCCGAACCGTGCAGGCTCGAACCTCAGCATGGGACCGTCCGGCTTCTTGCTGTCGCGAACGGCGACCGCGTCAGCGAAGTGTGCGACTTCGACGCACTGCTCAGGGTTTCCCACGCTGCGGCTCGACTTCCGCCACTGTACGTTTTCCATCGGTTTCCTAGTCTGCGCTGCTGGTGCTTCTGTTGAGGTTATGCCTCTGTGTAATGGCGGTCGAGCACTCGACGAGGATTCGTCGCGCGCCATCACCTTCGACTGCCACAGACCACAACATGTCTGCGAGCTTGTGATATGTGGCCAAGTCCGACGGTGCGTCGGTGTTTATTTCGGTGTCGACGGTCTCGATCAGGACAGTGTTTCCAACGATCCAGAACCCGTTTGTAGGAACGGTGGGAAGGCGGCTGTACGCGGGAATGATGCCGAAGCGCACAGTCGGCAGATTGCAAATCGCGATCAAGCGGTCAATCTGCGCGACCATCGCCTCGGGTGGGCAGACGAAGTACTGCAAAGCCGACTCGGCGATCAGCAACTCTATGTTCTTGGCGCTGTCGTAGAGTGCGTGTTGACGTTCAAGTCGGATACGCACGGCCTCGTCGGTATCGCGGGGTGTTTCCTGAAACTCGGCCGCACTGATGAGCACGTGTCGCGCATACTCTGCCGTCTGTACCAGACCGGGAATGACGATAAGTTCGAAGACGCGGATCGTGGATGCGGCGCCCTCGATCTGTCGGCTGTACTCCTGCCGTCTGCTGTGCCCGGTGCGTAGTTGCCGTTTCCAGGTGCTCGACGCGATACGGATTTCGCGGAGATCGTCCCGCATGCGATGCACTACCGACTCCGGTGCCTCGACGGCATCCAGCCACGTCGAGACATCGGAGTCGGTAGGGTCCTGCTTGCCGTTCTCGATCTTCGACACCTTCGACGGGTGCCAACGGACCTTGCCCGCGAGTTCCTTGCCGGACATGCCGGCTTCCACGCGAAGGCGCCGAAGCTCGTCGGCAAATTCAAGACGGCGCTTGTCGGGCGTGCTCACGGGCTCCTCTTGGGGCTATGGCTTGACGTAGTCCTCGAACGCGACCGCATGTTGCCATGCAACCTCGCGCCATGACCGGTATCGCGCCACCGTAGCGGGGTTCGTGATGATCTCGGCCCCTTCCAAGTCATCCGAGCTGAAGTACAGCACGGCGACCCGCTCGTCGTCGAACAGCCAGAAGTCGTGATCTGGCAGGTTGAGCGCTTCCGCTTCCCCTGCCGCAAGAATGCGGATGTCCTCGCCGGCTTGGATGTTCGCCGGTGTGACCTCCATCTGCCATCGCAGGTACTCGGTCGGGGGCTCGGTCATCAGCCGTACCCGCTCGAACCGCTTGCCCGCGCTGGTCGCTGCTCGAACTTCGTCCAGCCAGGGGCGCAACCAGTCGAGATCAGTCGCGACCTCAACCCCGTCACGCCAGCGTTGCCACGGCTCTTTTTCGTCGGGCTGCCGGTACGTGCCTTGAGCCTCCCAGCGCCAAGCCGAGCGGGAGAAGCGGCGGAACAGCTCGGCGAAGCCTTCGCGGCGGACCAGGTCCGGCATCACGATCCCTGTGGAGCGAAGCCCAACAGTGCCGCCGGGATCTCGACGGCTGTCTCGTGGTCGGGCAGGCCACGCTCGTGCAGCGCTGCCAGCGCTTCCGGATCGGTGACCTTCCAACCCTGCACGACGTAGGTGCCGCGGTCGGTGGCGTACAGGTTGGGGCACGACCCGCTGTTGCTGGTCGTACCGAGGAACGTCAAGCGCATATCCCCTCCTGAACTTGGCGAACTTCGAGCAATCTTCGGCGCAACTCTCGCACACGTCAACGTCTGCGCTGGTCAACTACGCGGCAGGTTGGATCACGGTCGGTAGTTACTTGTACTCCGATCGGCGTAAGTGTGCGCAAGAATTGCTCGGATTGCTTGTGTGAGGCGCGGCGGTTGGGGACAGTGGCACGGCGGGGCCGGTGGTCGTGACCCCCGACCGGTCACCGGTCCCGCACCCCAGCACTGCGAGGGACAGGAGGGTCACAGTGGAGACGACGCCCGGCGAGATCGTCGCCGTAGTGGTGACGGGTCTGTGCGTGCTCGGTCGGCTCGCGTCCCACCTCTACGACTGGTGGGAGTTCGCCCAGTGGGCCAGGTTCGGCGGGCGGGTCGACCGATGAGCGAGCACCCGGTCATCGCGCGCCTGCGGGCTGCGGGGTTTCTCGTACTCCCGAGTTTCGACAGCAACGGGTTCGACTCCGGCCTGCTGTTCGTTCAGCAGCGGCAAGGTCATGTAGCGGTCGTGTGCGCCTACGGCGACGACTACGCACTCAGTGCTCGCCTGCCGATGTCGCGTGATTGGTCGCAGCCGTTCAATCCGACGATTTCGCGGCGTGCCGAGGTCGTGTCGTTCGCCGAGGCGGTTGACGAGTTGCTGCGGCTGGCGCGCACGACGCAGCCAGGCAGCGCGGCCGAGGGCGACCGCGCATCGTTCGAGAACGGTGTCCAGTGAACAGCGCCGACGACGCTCTGCGTGCCCTGGTCGCTCGCGGCTTCCGGATGGCGAACGCGCCCGGCTACACGGTCAACGGTGTGGAAATCCCGTTCACCTTGCTCTACACCTTCGCATGGGAAGCGCCATTTATCGACGTCGTACACGTCCGGGCCGAGGATGACGTCACAGCTATCCGTGCCAACGCGGACGGTGAAAAGTACAGCCTTTTTGACCCCGACAACATCGGGTGGAAAAGCCGTGACGGTGGCGACCTGGTCGAGGTCGTCGCGGACCTGCTTGGCCTTCCCGCTCCCGGTGAACGAGGAGCCCCGACGCGACAGGTTCGAGCCCCGAGCCGTCTAAGCGCGCCGGAAACCGGGCGGTCTCCCCTGCCGCTTCCCTCTGCCCTTTCTATGGTTTCGTAACGAGGTTCCCGTGACTCCCAACCTTCCTTTCCTGTTAACCGGGCTCGGAATCGCACTGCTGATCATTTCAGCGGTCGCGTATTACTACGTGCGCCCGTCCTGCGAGCAGCACAGCGACCGCAACGGCACGCGACCTACGGTTCCAGTGCCACGGCCGTCAAACCGTCCGCCCATCAGACCACGCAACATCCCAAACAAGCGAACCCCTGTCAGCCTCGAATCCGGCCGAGTGTGGTCGGACCTCGACACGCTTGACATGGACGACGGCCTACCCCGGCTCGTCCGTCCCTACGTGATGCACGCCCACGCTCGCCGTGACTCCCTGCGCTCAATCGGGCGCATGGGCGTTCGGTCCAAGACAACCGCGCGACCACCCGTTTTCGCCAAGGCGGCATGAGCACATTTCGGGTGCGCTCGTAGAACGACTAAGAAGGGGAGACGTCGTTGCATACGCTCATCGCTAGTCCGTTCCTCGCGGACTACCTCATCTTGAGGCCGGATCACCGACAGGCGGTGAAGATCGGCCGCGCCAAGTTCGCCGAGTTGCTCGGCCGCGCCGAGGACTCAACAGCGGGCTGCCCGCCCTGGTTAGCTGATGCTGCCCGGCAACGTTGGGGGCTGGACGTCGCCGGCAAGTCGCTCGCCGCGACCGTGCTCGTTCGCTCGCCATCGGCCTACGGGTTCGGCCGCGCTTCCTACGAGCTGAACCTCGGATGCAATTACGACTGTGAACACTGCTACCTCGGCCTGAAACGGTTCGAGGGCCTCGACTGGGACAACCGTGAGCGCCTCTTGCACATCCTTCGTGACGCCGGTGTTCTGTGGTTGCAGCTCACCGGCGGCGAGCCGACGATCGACCGCCTGTTTCCCGACGTCTACACGCTGGCGTGGGACTTCGGGATGATGGTCTCGGTTTCGTCGAACGGCTCGCGCCTGCACGACGCGCGCATTCTGGACATGCTCACCACCCGTCGCCCGTACCGGCTGACGTTGAGTGTCTACGGCGCGACCGAAGACGCGTACGACGGTCTGACCCGGCGCCGAGGGTCGTTCAAGGCGTTCATGCGCGGGTTGAGCGCGGCGCACGAGGCAGGGCTGCCAATCAACCTCAACCTGGTGGTGACCCGGCACAACGAGCACGAGGTCGACGACATGCGTGCGCTCGCCGAGCGCTACAGCGACTCGCACGCGGTGTTCTCGAACATCTCGCCGACGATCTACAGCGGCGCCGAGACCCTGCCGTCGCAGTCGGAGCAGTTTCTACGCGAGCGCAAGCCGTTTACCGGGTGCGGCGCCGGTCACACGCACTTCCACGTTGATCCACACGGCATGGCGAGCATTTGCAAGGTCGGGCGCGACCCGAACGTGTCGCTGATCGGCGAGGGGATCGAGGGACTTCGCAGGCTCGGCGACATCGCCGACTCGCTCATGCTGCGCACCGGCGGGTGTTCGGGCTGCGCGCTGTCGGGACAGTGCTACACCTGCCGCCCGCTCGCCAAGCTCTACCAGGAAGCCAAAGCCCCCCTGACCCGCTACTGCCAGCATGGAAGGAGGTGAACGCATGTCCGTTGTGATGCTCGAACTCACCCAGCGCCCCGCCGACGCGGCACCGGCCGAGTCGGTTGTCGCCGACGATGCGGTGCTGCTCGTCGACGACGTCGAGGAACTCGGCGCCTACGCGCGGTGTAACTGCGCGGCGTCGGATGACAACCCCTACTGAGTGACCGGGTGACGGTGGGCCGGGCGTGGCACACGCTCGGCCCACTTGCCGTATCGCTAGCCTTCCGGCGGTACGACCGCCGTCGCATCCGTGAGGACTCATGCAACAGCGCATCGCTTGGGAAGACCTGTCCGCGACCACCCGCGCCGCCGTCGAGGCGCAGACCGGCCCGGTTCACCGCGCGCGGACGGTGTCCGACGGGCTGAACTCAGCCCTTGCCGCTGTGCTGGATACCGCGGGCGGACGGGTGTTCATCAAGGGCATCCGCACCGATCACCCCAGCGTGGTCACCCAGCAACGCGAGGCAGCGATCAACCCGTACGTGCGACCGCTCGCCCCGGCGGTGCTGTGGCACCTCGACGACGTCGACGGGTGGAACGTACTGGGATTCGAGTACGTCGAGGGACGCGCCGCCGACTATCGCCCCGGTTCGCCCGACTTGCCGCTCGTACTCGACGTCGTCGGCGCTCTCGGCGCGACGACGTGCCCGGACGTGCCCGGCGTCAAGCTCGCGGCCAAGCGTTGGGCTTCCTACGTCGACGACCCCGCCGAGGTCGAGCTGCTCGACGGTGGTGCGCTGCTGCACACCGACTACAACCCCGACAACGTGCTCGTGACATCCGAGGGGGTCGCCCGGCTGATCGACTGGGCTTGGCCTACCCGTGGCGCCGCGTGGATCGACCCGTGTTGCCTGGTCATTCGCATGATGGCAGAGGGGCACACCGCGCAGCAGGCCGAGAGCTGGGCACGGCGGGTGCCAGCGTGGCACACGGCCCCGGCGGGTGCCCTCGACGTGTTCGCGCGAGCCTGCGCCCGCATGTGGCAGGACATCGCCGAGCACGACCCCCAGCCGTGGAAACAGCGCATGGCGGCAGCCGCCCGTGAGTGGGCCGACGCCCGGCTGACGCCGGTCACCACCTGACGCGCTGATCTCGCGTCGCCTTCGTAGACACGGCGTGAATGTCACCTAGAACGCAGCGGCGCCCCCACACCCCGGCGAGGGTGCGGGGGCGCCGTCGTGTCACTCGCTCGGTGGGCGGGTGTCGGGGTAGGTGGGCGGCTTGGCCGAGCCGAGCAGAACCCGCGTCAACCAGTCCGGTAGGCGGGCCTCGACGGAGCGGGCGAGCGGGTAGACGACGCCGACCAGGATCGGCACGACGAGCAGCTCGGCGGCGCCGCCGAGTGCGTCGGTGAGGTAGGGGGGTGTGCCAAGGCTGATCAGCCAGGCGACGAGCGCGGACCACGCGACCGGAACCACGGTGCGCAGCCAGGCGACGAGACGGTCGGACACAGTTTCCTCCACAGTTGGGGACAAGCTTGGGGATAACTCGAACGCGTGTTCGATTCGCGTTAGTCGCGCTCGGCGAGTTCTCGGTCGGCCGCGCGCAGCTCGGCCTCGATCTGGCCGAGGCGGACCCATGCGCGAGCGGCGAGCGCGACGAGCACCAGGGCGAGCGCGGCGGTGAGGGTGCGCACGCTGGTCACCCGCCGAGCAGTCGGCGCCACGTGTTCGGGCCGACGATGCCGTCGACGGTCAGGCCGGCGCGGCTCTGCATGTACTTCACGCGTGCCTCGGTCGCCGGGCCGAAATCGCCGTCGACGGCGAGCCGTGCCAATCCGGGGTACCAGGCGTTGAGGATGCGCTGAACCTCGCGCACGGCGTCGCCGGTGGAGCCGCGGCGGATGGTCGGACGGGCGCCGGGGGTGGGTGTCGGTGCCGGCGCGGGGGTTCCTCCGCCGTTGCCGCCGAGCACCTGCTGCACCCGCTGCGCGGTGAGCGTGCGTGCGGAGTTCCACGAGAGTTCGACGTGCAGGTGGTCGGTGTGCGGGTGGGTGCCGTTGTAGGGGCGCCATCCGGCGTGGGGGTAGCTGCCCGACCAGATCCGGCGGTTGTAGATCACGCACTGCACGCCAAGCTCGGCCGAGAGCGCGACGAGCCGGTCGGCGAGCACCTGCGCCCATCCGGCGCCGACGGGCACGCCGAGGTCGGTCGCGCGTCCCTCGCCGTGCAGGCTGGTCGAGGTGCTGCCGGGGATCACGGCACAGTTGTAGATGCCGAGGTTTCGACCGCCCTGTGCGCTGTAGGCGCCGAGGAACCAGGACATGAGCGCGCGGGCGCCGGGGGTGGCCGAGCCGGTGCAGGAACGCGCCGGTTCGTATCCGGTGTGGATGCCCATCGGTCAGACCTCCGGGTTGGTCGGGGTCGCGTCGATGAACGGTTCGACGTAGTCGGGGTGGATGGGGTCGGTGATTTCCGGTCGCGTCGTGTCGACCGCTGACGGGTCGACGACGTCGCCGGTGTCGGGGTTTTCGGGCATGCTCATTCGGTCCTCTCAGTGGGTCGAAAATCGCGGGCGCGTGCCCGTGTCGAGGGCACGCGGAATCAACCCGGTAATCGAGCTGTGCGGGAATGGGTGTCAGACGTTCAGGGATTCGCCGAGCTGCTGCCGGTAGCGCTGTCGGTCGGCGGCGATGTTCTCGACGTCGGCGAGCACCAGGGCGCGCAGCGCGGCGAGCCCGTCGTCGTCGACAACGCGCGCGTTCGCCTTGATCTGCGCGACCTCGGCGTCGCGTAACCGTCGGGCCTCGGCCCGAAGTCGGTCGATCTCGTCGTCGACCTGGTCGAGGTCGACCTCGACGAGCGCGTGCGGGTGCTCGGCGCCGACCGCGGCTCGACGTCGGTACTCCGCGAACGCTTGCGCCCGCTGTACCTGCGCGATCAGCGGCAGGGACGGCTCGACGTGAGGCGTGCGCGGTGAGGCGCCGCGGTACCCGTGCAGGCGCCAGTCGAGCACGTGCAGCGGGTCGTCAACTCCGTACATCTCCATGTCGGCCGCGACCGCCGAGCGCGGCAGCACGTACAACTCGACTCCCTGCGGCGAGCGCTGCACGATCCGGTAACAGGGACCGAGTCCCTGCTCGTCGGTGATCTCGGCACCGATAACCACGATGTCCACGTCACGCACTCCTGACGATCAGCCAATGAACGTCGATCTCGGCGCCGCGCGACCAGTTGAATTGAAATCCGCGATTGTCCCAGCGGGACACACCCCACGTGACGCCGTCCTGCGGTGCGCCCGTGACGATCGTGCAATGCGGAACCGGTGCGCCGACGGTGACCGTCGCGCCGAAGTCGACACGGAGAGAGAAAGAGCCCGGCCCGACGTGGGTAACGCCGAAACCGAGCATTCGGGTACTCGACATGCCTCGCGGCAGAACACCGTCGATATAAAGCCTGCCGTCGCCGGGTGCGTTCAGTGACGCAGAGGTGTTGACGTCGCCGAACTGCTTCCCGAGGAACCACCCACCGCCCTTGCGCATGATCAGGTCGGTTCGGCCCGACGAGTTGCCGGTCGTCTCGGCCGAGAACGCCCACAAGGTGCCGTCTTCACGGCCGTGCACGGTCGGCTCGAACGCGGGCGAGCCGGACATGCCTTGGAAGTGGATACCGGGGTATGCGCCGTAGGCGTTCGCGGTCACCACGGCACGAACACCACTGGTCCCCGTGCGCAGCGTCCCGGCGATGTCCGCCGCACCGGTGCTAGCTGAGACGTTCACCGTGCGCGTGCTGGCGCTGTTCCACGCCTGTAATCCGCTCGCGTCGAGCTGCACGCGCGGGTTGGTGGCCGAGGTGCGGATCGTGGCGCCGGTGATGGTCTTGCCGTCGATCGCGGTCGCGGTGAGCTTGTCGGCGGTGACTGCGTTCGCCCGGATCGCCGAGGCGGTGACCGAGCCGACGGCGAGCTGATCGGCGGTGATGCTGTTCGCGACGATCTTGTCGCCGTAGATCGGGCGTCCGACCAGGTCGGGCGGCACGAGTGGGCGGGTGCTGATCGTCGCCGAGGTCGACTCGCCCGACGTATTGCCGGACCGGTCGGCCGCGGTGAAGTGGAACCGGCGGCCCTGGTTGTACGGCTGGTCGGTGACCACGAGGGTTCCGGCGCCTTCCAACTGCCCGACCCTGCTCGGCGCACCCGCCGGGGGCGGGTCGACGGTGAGCTGCCCGACGGTGGCGGACGGCCATTCGAGGTAGACCCCGGCGGCGGTGCCGACGAGTTCGGCGTGCTCGGACTCGGTGAGCGTGTCGGTGTGCACGACCGCGCCGTCGACGAGCACCTGCACCGTGCGGCCGAGGACGGACAGGCCGAGGGTGAGCCCGTCGACGGTCCGCCCGGCGGGCAGCGGAATCGGCGTGTTGCGTTTGCTGGTCGCGGCGTCGACGTAGAGCCCGAGGTCGCCCGTGCTGCGGCGGGCGAGCACGTAGACGGCGCGCTCGCCGTAGGGCCAGGTCGCCGCCGGTCCGGGGAGGTATCGGGCGTAGACCCCGGCGCGGTACTGGGTTCCGGGGGAGACGTCGCGGGCGGTGACGGTGTAGTCGGTCGTGCCGGTGTCGCGGGTGGCGAGCAGGTCGGAACCGCCGGTGATGGTCAGCCGCCCGCCAGTCACGGTGTAGGTGTTCGATTCTGCGACGGCGGTGTGCAGCACCGACCACGTGTTCGGGTCGAGCCGGGCGGCGTCGGGCCAGGTTTCCGACCACAGCGTCGACCCGGTGGCCTGCATCCACACGTCGACGTGGGAGAAGTCGCTCGGCATGGTCTCGCCCGCGCTGCCGCGCCCGTCCCACGTGACATGGATCGTGCCGAGCCGGGTCGACAGGTTCGGTGTCGACGGGGTCGGGGGCGCCTCGGCGTCGGCGGCGATGGTGACCGCGTAGGGCGCCGACCACGGGCCGAGTACGCCGGCGCGGGAGATCGCGCGGACCTTGAACGCCCATTCGGTACCGACGTCGTATGGCGAGCTGCTCGCGGAGTTGTCCGGGTGGGTGGTCTCGGTGAGCTTCGACCACGGCAACCCGACGACGTTGGGCCGTTGGTACAGCTCGTATCGGCTGACCTCGATGGCGGTTCCGTCGGTGGCCTTGTCGACGGTGCCCCACGTGGCGGTGATCTGTCCGCGTGCGGCGCCGTCGGAGTCCAGATAGGCCGCGGTGGACACGATCAATCCCTGCGGTGCGGCGGGGTCGCGCGGGTCCGGTCCGTCCGGTGCCGGGCGGGCGCCCGAACCGCCGTCGGTGGTCGACCCTCCGACGATGCCCGCGGTGCGCTTGGCGAGCCTGATCTCGCGTTCGAGGAACCGGTCGTTGAGCACGAGGTTTCCGCCGAGCGTGCCCGTCTGGTCGCGGGTGAGGGTGATCTGCCGGACGCGCAGCGGCACCAGGGCGCCGGTGTCGCCGGGGGCGAGCACGTAGTCGCCGGGCCGGTAGTGGCGGAAGGGCAGCCACTTCGCGGCGGTGAACGCGAGCGCGCGGGTGACCTGCACCCGTTCGCGGCCGGTGCGGTCGAGTTCGGCCTCGGCCAACAGCCGCATGGTTCCCTCGTCGCGCACCCCGCCTTGGGTGATGAACGATTCCCAGCGTCCCCACGGCGCCGGTGCGTTGGGGTTGACCAGTTCTAGCCGCGCCGGACCTTCGCCCTTGACGTAGACGGCCGAGGCGACGTCTTCCAATGTGGCGGTGTCGGGTGCGTCGGTGATGTCGCGGCCGAGGCGTAGGTCGACCGGGTTGTCGCCGGTGGTGAGATCGCGGGCGAGCGTGGCGTCGGCGTTGAACACGCGCAGGGTGCGCCCGTACATGGTCCAGTCGACGACGCCCTGCTCGGCGAGGTTGTCGAGCACGGCGAGTACGTCGATTCCGGGCTCGTAGAAGATCGTGAGCACCTTCGCCCACGGCTGACGCGCGCTGTCGGCGGCCGGTGTGAAGTCGATCGTCACGCCCGGTAGGGCGCCGCGCCCGCGTGCCTCGACGAGCAGCGTCGCGAGGATCGTACCGGCGGTCGCGGACAGGAACGGGCGTTTCCCTTCGGCGTTGTCGTGCGCCGAGGGCCACAACCGGGCTTTGCGTAGCAACCACGAGTAGGCGGGCAGCTCGAACGCGCGGGCGCCGGTCGGGTCGGTGAGGTTGCCCGAGCGTTTGATGCGCAGGAACCGCCCTCCGTCGATCTCCGACCAGGTGCCCGCGTCGGGGTCGTAAGTCTCGACGGCGACCTCGACCGGTGCGGCGAGCAGCTCGGCACCGGGTGCGCCGAGCGCGTAGGACAGCCGCAGCGACGCGACGTCGTCGAGCGGCACGCCGACCTCGACCGACAACGGCGTCGGCAGGATGCCGAGCCGGTCGCCGTTCGGGGCGTGGGCGACGAGCCGCACGTCGAAACTCACAGGTACGACCTCCTTGCCCGCAGCTCGACGAGCGTCGCGTCGGTGGTGTCGGTGCCCTCGACGAGCACCTGCACACCACGGTCGTGGGCCGATGTCACCGACTTCGGCGTGAGCGCCAGGAACCGGAACCCCGAACCGGGTCCGCCGGTGACGATCCGGCCGGCTGCGTTCGCTTCGGTTCCGTCCCACGCGATCGACGCGGCCTCGTGTGCGTCCATCCGTCCGCAGTGGATACGCAGCGCCCGCCCGGCGGGCAGCGTGACCGAATAGGACACCCACCCGCCGGTGACGGTGTCGGTGATCCGCAGCCCGGTCACGGGGCCGGTGATGCGCAGCACGGCGTCGAGCACGGGCGCGCTCGATCCGTCGAGGGTGGTCACGCGCACGGGTGCGCTGAGGGTGGTCGTCGACCAGGTCGACGGCGCGACGTCGCGCCAGAACGCGCCGGGGATGCGCAGCACCACGGCCAGGCGGGCGCGGGCGGCGCCGATCCACACCTGCGGTTCGGAAGCCGCCGTGACCGTCGCCTCGGCCGCGACCTCGGCGGCGCCGGGCGCCGGGGTGTACCGGACGTCGAGCAGCCGGTGCCGCACCCCGAACAGTGCGTAGAGGGCGGCGAGGTTGGCGTCGAGCCCGGCGGCGCCCTGGTCGAGCCCGTCGGGGTCGACGCCGGTCACGCCGAGGGTGAGCCCGATCGTGGTCGCCTCGACATCGGCGCCGACGAGCGGCAGCTCGCCCGGTCGACCGGGCACGGCCACCAACGCGGCACGGGCACCCGGTAGCGGCCGGACCTGTGTCGCTGCAAGGAGTTTCCAGCAGCCGGCGGGGTGATCCAACGGCACGCCGTCGACGGCGTAGGTCGCCACTAGATCACCCCCAGCGCTCCGGCGTACTGCAACGACCGGTTGACCGTGGTCGAGGTCGGTTCGGCCTGCGGGTAGTGGTTGGTCACGTGCACGACCGGCCCGCCGGCGCGGTTCGGGTCGAACGGCGCGAGGCTGCCCGCAAAGTCCGTTCCGGACGGTGCGACCAGTCGCGGCGCCGGAATGACGGTCTTTGGGATGGGCGGCAGCGCGACCATGTCGAGGAACGCCCGATCGACCACGCCGGACATGCGGCCGAGACCGACGACGAGCCCTTCGCCGACGTGCACGCCCGCCTCGGCGGCCAGCCTCGACGGCGAGCGGATGCCGAAGAAGCTGAGTACGGAGTCCCAGGCACCTTCGACCAGGCCGAGCAGCTTGTCGCGGATGGCGCCGGCCATCGACGAAAAGCCGTTGATCAAGCCTCGGAGGATGTTCGCGCCGGTGTCGTACAGGAGCCGACCGAGGTCGCCGAGCGCGTCGAGGATGCGCCCAGGCACGCCGCGTACCCAGTCGACCGCCTCGGACCAGCGGGCCACCACGGCATCCTTGACCTGCACAAACCAGGCACCGACGCGCCCCGGCAGCTCGCCCAGCCATCCGACGGCGTCGAGCACCCACTGCACCGCGGTGCGCACGCCCGAGACGATCGAGTCCCAGTGTTTGATGATCAAGCCGGGCAACGACCAGTTGAGGAACAGGTCGACGAGGAACTCGGCCGCTCCCCGGACCGCGCCGACGATCCAGTCCCAGGCCGCTTGACCAGCCGAAACGAGCCAATCCCAGGCGGCGCCGACGGTCGAGGTGATTGTGTCCCAGTTGGTGACGATCAACGTGACGAGCGTGATCGTGGCGGCGATGATCAGCGCCCAGGGGTTCGCGGCGCTGATCACGTTCAGCACGCGCACGGCCGTCGAGACCACCCCGAACGCCTGCGCAGCCGCGTAGAGCCCGATCGCCAACGGGCCTAGCCAACCGATGTTGGCCGAGAGGAACCCGGCCAGGTTCAACAGGAGCGGACCGGCCATGAGCAGGGCCGAGGTCAGGCTCGAACCGAGCTGCGTCGCCAGTTCCGAGAAGCTCGGCACCAGCGCCACGACCACGGGGGCGAGCTGGCGTAGCGCGGTCAGCAGAACCGATGTCACGACCGACGAGACGGTGCCGAGCAGCTCGCCGAGAGAGGCTAGGGCCTGCTGCCCCTCGAACGATTCGAGGAACTCACGCACCCCGCCCGTGACGCGCAGCAGCGTGTCGACCAGCGACGCGCCCCCGGTGTCCAGCGCTCCGAACACGCTGCGCGCGATGGCGAACAAGTTGCCGAGCACCTGGCCCAACTCGCCCAGCGTCGACAGCCCCGACGAGATCCACTCGCGTAGCTGCCCGCTCTCGCGTGCCGCGCTCACGAACTCGGCCGCGCGCTGTGCGGCGTCGCCGAACCCACCCGACAGGTTCGGGAGGAACTCCGAGCCGACGGCGACCAGGTCGAGCAGGATCGACACCAGCGCCGGAACCGCCGAGGTCGCCGCGCCGATCGACGCCCGGACCTGCCCGAAAATGCCGCTGACGGTCTGCACCTGCTGCGACTGCGCCAGGAACCCGGCGGTACCGCGCGCGGCGACGTTGAACTCGCCCGCCACTCCGGACAACCCGGTTTTCAGCACCGGCAGGTACCCGGCGCCCAGCTTGCGCACCTCGTCGGCGACCCCGGCGAACAACGCGTCTTGCGTGGCCTGCTGAACGCCCTTCCACGCGGGCGCGAGATCCCGCACGGCGAGCGCGGTCTCACGCGCCGCCGGGGAGAGCTTTTCGAGGCTCTCGGCGAACTTCGCCGGGTCGTCGATCGCGGCGAGCGCGTCACCGAACCCGGCCATACCGACCTTGGCCGCGACCATGCCGACCGCCACGGCCGCGCCGATCGCGGGCAGCAGCGCCAGGGCGCCGCCCATCGCGGCGACGATCCGCACGACACCTTGCGCGGCCGACGCGGCGCCCGCCACGTTGGTGATCGACATCGCCAGGCGCAGGAACGACGCGCCCGCCTTGCTACCCGCCGAGTCGACGCGGTCGGCGAGGTCTTTCAAGTCGCGCGCGGAATCCCGAGCGATCCGGGAGAGCGCGGCACGCGCGTCGCCGAGCCCGCGGCGCCACGCCGACGTGTCGACGCGCAGGTACCCGACCAACTCGCCGATGGTCAGCGCCACGGGGGACCACCCCCCGGCGTGCTGGTCGGGCGCCGATCAGTGGCGCGGCCGGTGCCGTTCGGGAGGGGCCAGGGCGCGGGCGAGACGGGACTCGCACGAGAGCAACCCGACGATGCGGGTACGCAGCCAGCGCCACGACCGGGCGCGCAGAATGCCCGACTCGACGTCGACGCCGTAAACCTCGTGCAGGTCAGCCTCGACGAGCTGCCAGCGTTCTAGGACTTCCGTCCACGTGTGGCCTTCGCCGTCGCCTTCGGCGCTGCCTTGCGGGTGCGGGTCGTACCACTCGCGGAGTCCGGTTGCCGGGTCGATCGGGCCGCCCGACGGCTCGCCCGATTCCCGGCCAACGCTTCCGGGGAGCCGGCCGCGTTCCAATACGCCTCGGCCGTCTCGCGCGACATCGCGGCGTCGAGCCACGCCGTGACACCGGCGATCTTCAACGCCGGCCACGGCACCCGGTCGGCGACCATCTCGTCGTACGCGGCGCCGAGCGCGTCGCGGTAGAGGTCGACCTCGGCGGCGTCGTCGAGCACGATGCCGTCGAGCGACCCGCCGTTCTCGGCGGCGTCGGCGACCTGCGCGGCGACCTCGGCGAGCCGTTGCAGCTTCAGACCCGTCTCGGCGTCGACCGGGGGCACGGTGTAGACCTTGCCCCAGATCGGAAGCGCGAGCCCAGCATCGAGAACTTCTGATAGGTCACGAAACATGTGCGACCCTCCAATAATGAATCACATGTGGATGCCGACTCGAAGTCACTGACTGGCTAATCGGACTTCGTATGACAAGATGGCGGGATGATGACACCTGGCTCGCCGATCGGATTTATGGCCAGTAGGGCTCCCACCTGGGGCTCCTTGGCGCGGGCGCCGCTAGATGCCGTTTGGAGGCAAATCAGAAGCCTGCGGCATAGCCCTCCAGGATTGGCCGTCGAAGGTGAAAGACGAAAAGTCTTCAGCGCTTCCCTGGAGCAGGCGGAACAGTTGTTCGCCGCAGCATCTAGGGTTGATTGGGCTAGTCGGCCCATTCTGCTCTTCTATGGACTCAGTCAGGCGGGCCGTGCTATCGCTGCGGCGGCAAACTCCCTCAACGACGACGATTCCCGGCTCGCTGGACACGGCATAAAGCAGGTCAACCTCGACGATCGTCCTGACTTGTCCGCCCTTGAAGTCATGGATACCCGAAAAGGAAGCTTTGTAACGCTCGCGCGAGCTTTGAATTCCTCGACGGTCCCAGATGGAACCACGCTTGGGGAGATATGGCAGACCATACCCGAGTTGGCTCAGCATCCGCTCGAAAAATCTGCTCCGGGGTACCCGCCGTTGTTGCTTGAACTATTCACCCCGAGCGCGGGCGATGAGGTGATCTACGGTGCCATTCGTTCGAAAGTGCTGCCTGCTCTGCTGGAGAACACGGAGGAAGGGGTCGTGTCCTTCCTTGGCCACTATCCGACTTTGCGGGACTCGCTAAAGCCGGATAACGGTATCGGGAGTGTGAACCGGGCGCATGAGGGCATGGCTTTGACAAGAGCGTGGAGTATGCCTCAAGACGTCAAAGCGCTTAAGCGCAGGATCACAAACCCGTATCTGGACAGGAATGACCTATGGGTGTTCCCGGCTGTGGTAGGCAACGGTCGTCCGCTGCATCCGCTAATTTCCTGGTGGGCGGTACTCTTTGCGCTGTCCATGCTGGCCCGCTACGAACCGTCGAGTTGGGTTAGTCACCTAACAGTCGACGAAAGTGCCGACGCCACTCGGCTGGAATTCGCGCAAGATATCGCCTTGGACGTTTGTCCACGTCTTATACTTAATGCGATTGAGACTGTTGCGGGCGGTGTGGAGTAGTCGGGCGATTATCGGTTAGGTGTTCGTTGCATCCTGCTGTACCGATGGATTGGGAATCTCGACCGGAGCGCCCTGCCCGTTCAACGTGAAGTTGAACGGTTCGAGGTCAGTCACGGCGCCGCCCTTGGTGAACCCCGACACGGTCGCGGTCCCTTCGTAGGCGTCGGGGGAACCGTCGCGCCGGTACCAGCGCACGCGGATGTTGGCGGAGAACCCCACCACGCGCCCGGCCTTGCGAATGGACTCCTGTCCGGGGTCGGGGGTGAACGCCTGCGCATCGGTGCGCTTGCGCTTGCCCTCGGCCTCGATCGACCACGTGCGCTGTGTGACGACCGTGGAACCCCAGCCGTCGGAGTCGAAATCGCCGTCGTCCTCGGTGTTGTCGTCGGTGGTTTCGGTGAAGCTGGTCAATCCGTTGACGCGCGTCCACTGGGGGAGTGGCGGCGCCTGTTGCGCGGGTGTCCACCTCCAATGCCCAGTCTTTTGCTAGGAGTGACCTGAGTGCCATCATTACCTCTCATTTTTGCTTGGCAGACGCGATGGCAGGGAATGACTGAAGTCGGAGTTCTTTTCTGATCTGCGCCAGAGCCTTTTCGTGCTGTTCGGTAACCTGTCGCTCCATGAGTTGACGATTTGCTACCGGCATCACTTCTTTTGCGACGAGGTCGAAGAACCAATCGAGTCGCAGGCCATGTAGTCCTGTTGCGAGGTTGACCAGTTCTTCGGAGCCGTATATTTCGACGAGGATGACAGCCTTTTCGAGCGCAGCGTCTGCCTCTAGGAAACCCTCATGGCCCCAGTCGTCTGGGGCGGTGTGGAGTGAAGCCAGTCTCGCGCCCTTCTGTCAAGCATCGGATGCCTGCAACAGATTCACGTAAATATCCGTCTTGCGGTCTAGCCAGTATTTGTCGAAGTCGTGCTCTTGTGCCTTTTGGTCCTTCTCGACTTCACGCTGCCACCGCAGGTCTTCTCGTTCCTTTTCCCGCTTCCATCGGATGTCTTCACGCCGTGCGTTGATAAGTTGTCCTGCAATGACGCCTGCAAGGCCAATAATCCCGACGACGATCGGTACCCAGATAGGCACTTGTCCGCTCTGCATGACGCGAACTTAATGCATCCCTAAGTTCGATGTCGTGTCGGATGATGGGCTGTGAGTTGGTAGGTGTCGGCGTGTTCGTAACGGCCCGACCGGTCGCGGCTGAGCGGCACGGACGCGGCGCGTTGCGCGAGGTGGACCAGGGCGCCGCCGAGGTCGAGGTGAGTCGCGCCGTGCAGCTCGTCGAACACGGCGTCGAGCAGGTCGAGCGCCGGGCGCGGGTCGGGTCCGGCTGACCGGGCGCGTACCTGTAGACCGAGCACGCTGTCGGCCTGGTCGACGTCGTCGGCGAGCGGGTACGGGGTGAGCACGAGCACGCTCGGCGGCGCGGCGGGCACGATGCCGACAACGATGCCGACCTCGTCGTCGCGGTAGACCCCGGTCGGCCGATAGAGCGCGACCCCGGCGTCGGCGAGGTAGACGGCGAGCCCGTGCACAAGGGTCGACGTCCAGCTCATGACCCGAGCGCTTTCCTGATCTGCGCCTGTAGCAGCCGGGCGACGACGTCGCGTTCGGACGCGAGCGCAGACTCTAGGAACTTCGGCCCGCCGGTGCGGTGGTGGTAGTCGAGTTCCTCGTGCTGCCTTGCGGCGTAAGGGGTGTCGTATGAGACGGCGGCGGTGAGCGAGTCGGCATCGTGGCTTGCGGTCGCGCTGTCGCGCAGTGCCGCCGTGTCCAGCGGTGCCCGGTCGACCGACATCCCGCGCACGTGCTCGGCACCCAAACCGAGCCCACGCGCGGCACCCCGGCGGGCGGCCTGGTCGGCCTGGTCGCCGTCCCACTCGATGCGGATTGCCCCATTGCCGGTGATTTCGACCGCTATGTCACACCTCCCGGTATGTTGTCACGTGCGTGCTGTACTGGGGTCGGATGAATGGAGCTTGCGTCATGGGCGGGGCCGACGATTCGCAGGAATTGCCACTGCTCCACCTTGAGCCACCTTTGACTGCATGGCCAACTCCGGAAGAGTTCGAGAAGTATGTCTATCGTCTGGTGAAACTACTGGGGCGCGATCTGAGAAACCTGAGAGTGGAGCACCTCGAAAAAATCGAAGGGTATGACGGTTCGTACATCTTCGACGTGACTGCCCGATTCACCGGATTCGGACATCTTGACTTCGTGTGTCTATTCGAGTGTAAGCGCCATAAGAGACCGGTTGAACGTGGTGACATGATGGAGCTTCACGGAAAGAAAGAGTCTGTGGGGGCGCAAAAGGCGATCATGGTCTCGACGGCCGGGTTTCAAAGCGGCGCGATCGAGTTTGCTCGAAAGCATGGAATTGCTTCTGTTCAGATAGTCGATCAAGTCGTGCGGTATTTGACTAATTCGGCGAACCCGCCCAGTCCTGGACGGCTCCTAAAGCCCGTCAGGGGGCGATATGCTACTTGGCTTCATCACGGCCGCGAAGGTGGCACGGGCATAGATGTGGCGGAGTTGCATCCCGATCTTATTCGGCAAACTCTAGGACTTCCGATTCCTGCCGGGACGATAGTTCATGAAGACCCTTGCCGGGGGTGTGGGGAAGTGGCGTACCTTGTCGGGAGGCGGTTCCACGTCAATCGGCGCGACGGCGTGGTGCCTATTGACGAGCTTGACGACAGTCATTGATTACGTCAGCGACAGTTCAACATGTGACCAGCTCGATGGATGGTCGAACAGATTGGTGGTGATCACGAGGGCGATGCGCTGTTGCGGAGTGCCTGCCCAGACGGTGACCAGCGAGCCGACCGGGATGTGTTCACTCGGGCGAGTGCGCACGGTGGTCTCGCTGACGACTTCCTCGCCGCTGGTTGAGCGGACGAGTCGGCGCCGGTCCTCGACGAACGTGCGCCGGATGACGACCGGGTCGCCGTGTATGTCGCCGTAGGGTCCGGTGCCGAGGTAGGGCCGTACGGTGATCGTGTGCGGGAGCAGCACGGCGGGTATTTGCACGGGGTTCACCTCCCCTGGTGCGGTCACGGCTTGCCGAGCAGTCCCCAGTGGTCGGGCGAGAGTGGCGAGTGCGCGAGCAGTCCGGCGGTTGCCAGGATGCGCACGGCGCCCGGCGGTATCTCCGGGGCCGAGGCGGTCTCGGCGCGCTTGAGTCGCAGGGTGCCGAGCTGCGCCTCGGTGAACTGTCCGCCGGCGCCGGTCGGGTCGCCGGTCTCGTGCCACCACTCGACGACGACGCACGTTGCCCGGCGCAGCGCGTCGCGGGTCTGCTCGTCGGCCGGGTAGCCCTGCGCGTCGGTGTCGTAGATGGCGGTGATGAGCAGGGAGTCGACCAGTTCGGACGCGCGGCCGAGCAGTCGGGGCGAGTCGTCGTCGACCACGTGTTCACCGGCGTAGGCGGCGAGTTCGGCCGTGGTGGCGTAGACGCGCACGGCGGCTACCTCTCGTCGTCCTCGTCGTCGAACAGCCGGGCCAGGTCGTCACGCGAGAGGCTCTCGGCGTCGGCGCGGGAGTAGCCGCGGCCGATCGCGAACTCGACCCACTCGGCTTTACGCGCGCCCTTCACCGGCCGCGCCGGGGTGACGGTCTCGGCGGTCTCGAACGGTTCCCACACGTCCGGCAGGGAGGCGAGCCGCTCGGCCATCCACGAACCCGGTTCGGGCTCGTGCACCTCGCCGGTGCGGGTGTTGCGGTAGGCCACCATCACGCGCCCGCCTTGCGCCTGATCAACACGGCGCGCTTGGGGTCGAGCGTCTTGACGCCCATGAGGCAGTCAATGCTGACGATGTCCTGCTTCTTGGCCATGTCGTAGCCGTAGATCACCCGCAGCCCGAACCCCTTGTAGTTCACGATCGCGCCCTGTCCGGCGCCGATGCCTCGGGGCAGCGGCAGCGTCCGGGTTGCCAGCGCGAACGCCTCGCGCCGGAAAGCGACGCTGACGTCGTCCTTGATGTTCTGCGACATTACGTTGTTGAACCCGCGCTTGCGGCCGATGCTCGCCTCACGCAGCGCGGTTCCGTCGTCGCCGACCTGGTCGGCCTGGCTGAACAGCGGGTCGGCCTGGAGCAGCTCCGTTAGCGCGGTGCTCTCGACCGCGCGCCGATCGGCCATCGGCACGTTGGCGTCGTTGAGCACGCGCCCGGCGCGCAGCAGCACGTTGGACACGTTCGCGGCGGCGGGGTCGTACTCGACGGCCTGCGTGATGTCGGCGCGCAGCCCGAGCACGAGCCGGTCGGCGTACTGCGAGATCGCCTCCATTGCCGGCTGTAGGAACTGCTCGGAGAAGTCCGAGATGCGCAGCGACCAGTCCTCGGAGGTGACCGCGAACGACACGTCGGGGATCTTGTCGAGCGTGAGCGTGGCCGAGGTCTCCCGCGCTTCCTGCAAGACGATTCCGGTCTGCCGGTTGAACTCGTTCACCTGGAACACGGCGGGCTTGCGGATGGTGATGGTGTCGCCGCTGTTGCCGGTGAAGTCGCCTTCGTAGTCGCGGTGTACGAGCGAGGCCATGACGGTCTGTTCGTACAGCGTGGCGATTGCCTCGCGGGCGATCACGTCGACGGTCAGGAGCTGGTTGGGCATGGTCAGCTACGCCCCTTCCTGGTGCGCTTGATGTAGTCCTCGACCGACAGCGAGCCGAGGTCGTCGGAACCGGTCGGTGAACCGCCGGTGATCTGTCCGCCGCTGCGCGGAGCGGCGGCGGGCGCGGTGGCGAGGCGTGGGTTTGCCTGCACGGTCGCGGTGATGGCGGCGGCGACCTTGTCGGCGAAGTCGGCGGCCGAGGGGTCGAGGTCGGCGACGCGCTTGCGGAAGCTCGCCGAGTCGAGCAGCGCGTCGGGGTCGGCGCCCACGGTGGGCGCGGAGCGGTACACGGCCAGGTCGACCGCACGCTCGCGTGCCTCGCGCTGTGCTGCGGTGAGCTGCTCTGTGACCTGCTCGACGGTCGGTGCCTCGCCCGCCTTGCCGAGGCCGAGCGCGGCGGCGATCTTGTCGACGATGCCCTGCTGCGCACCCTCGAATCGGTCGCGCCACCCGGCGACCTCGGCGCGCAGGGCCTCGACGTCGGGCGAGCCCTGCTCGCCTCGCTGCTGCTCGCCGGTCGGGCCGCTGTCCTGGTCGCCCGGCGGTGCCGGGTTGTCCTGTGGGTTCGGTGGTGCCGGTGGGATACCGGTCGGGTCGCCCGTAGGCGGTGAGGCGGGCACGGGTGCGGACATGGGCGGACCTCCTAGGCCAGCGATCACGAGAAGCGCCCGACAGACGTCGAGAGCGCGCGAAAGAAGTCGTCTCGGTTCTGGACAACTTCCGGCGGAGTGCCGTAAAGTTGTCGCCAACAGAGACGACTTAAGGGGTGTCAGATGGGCGAGCTGTTCACCGACATGGATCTGTTCGGCGCCGAACAGGGCGACCTGTTCGAGGGGGACGTCGACACGGTCGACGCACCTGCGACCGTCGAGCCGGTCGCCACGGTCGAGGACGTCATGCCCGCCACGTGGGAACTGATTCCGATGGAGACGATCACCGGGCAGGGGGTGCTCGGCGCGTGACCGCGCGCTACCTCGACATGGCGGGTTTGGGCCGGGCTCTGCGGAGCCCGGTCTCTCGTCATGCGGTCGTCAAGTGGCGTGAACGGCACCCGGCAGGCTCCGCACACCCGTTCCCCGAACCCGACGTCACGATCGGCTCATACGAAGTCGACCCCAACACGGGCAAGCTCGTCGACGACGAGGGAGGCGTACCCGGTTGGCTGCCCGAGCGTCTACCCGAGATCGAGGCTTGGCGTGCGGGTCTACCGGGACGGACCGGGCGACCTCGAAAAGATCAACCTGAGTAGTCGACCGGAGGCGCCGGGGTGAGTCCCCGGTCGGCGGCGTAGGCGGCTTGTCCGTCCTGGTAGCCGAGACGCCACACACGGGCCAGGAGTAGGGCGGGGCGGTCGCGTTGCCGGGCTGCCGCCTGCTCGGCTGGTGTCCGTGGCCCCAACCACACGGGTACGTGCGGCGGGGCGTAGGGATTGGGCATGGGAGGTTGGAGCGCGTAGCCGGCGGCATAGCCCTCGGCGCGTGCGGTGCGCGCTTGCTCGGCTGTTACCGGAGCCACGACTCACCCCCTGTGCGGAACCGTTGTCCGTTACCACCATTGAGAAGTTGGTCGGCGAACTGGTCGAAGGTCAGCCTACCGTTGATGTCCCACCACTCTTTGAGTTCGTCGGACGCCCACCGACGGGCATAGGTCTCGTTCTGCCGCCACAGGTTCCGAGGGTCGATGCCCTTGCGCTGTCCCTCGGCGGTGAGCAGGTAGCCGTTCGTCGCGTCCTCGGCGGCGAAGTAGTCGCGTTCGAGCGCGTCGGCGTAAGCGGCGCGGGCGAGTTCGTCGAAACCACGACCGCGGTACCCCTCGGCGCGTAGGCGCTGGATCACCTCGTCACGGCGCAAACGCTCGATGTCCTTGTCGAACACCTCGGCGTAAGCCTGTTCGTAGTCCCAGCCTTCGGCGACGAGTCGGTCGACCTCGGCCCACTGCTCGGCGTTCGGGTCGTCGTCCTCGGTGGCGTCCTGGTCCTGCGCGGTGTCCTGCTCGGCCTCGGCCTGGCGGCGATCCATCTCGGCGAGCACCGCCTCGACCGCTGCGTCGTTGTCAGCGACCTCGGCGAGCCGCTCGTCGAGTTCCTCGTCGGTCAAGGCGGTGAGGTCGACCGCGGCCTCGGCGGCGAGCCGCTCGCGCTCGGCCTGCTCGGCGGCGAGACGTTCACGGTCGCGTCGGGCGACTTGTTCGACGGCGACGGCGTCGAGTCGGGTCTGCTCGGCGGTGCCCTCGGCGAGCTGCTCGGCGAGCGCGGCGCGGCGGCGCCGGGCGGCCGAGAGGGTGCCGTGCCCGAGGTTGAGCTGCTCGCGGTAGCGCTTGCGGTTGAGCCCGGTCGCGTCGACGTGCTCGCGGATCTCGGCCTGTAGCTCCCGGATGCGTTGCCCTGCCCGGCGCCGTCCGGCGGTGTCGAGCGCCCCGGCTTCCTTCCGCTTCTCCATGCGCACCTTGCGCTCCAGCTCGCGAAGGTGCTCGCGTTCGTCCTCGGCGGCCTGGTCGTGCTCGACCGGCTTGTCGAGCCGGGTCACACCGGGGATGAACGGTAGGAAGGTGTGCCGACAGTTCGGGTGCATCAATCCTGCGGCACGGGCCTCGTCGACGGTTCCGGCGACGTCGACCGTCATCGGCTTGCCGGTGAGTTCGTTCTCGACGGTGCGTTCACCCGCGCTGCCGGTGCGGGCGAGGATGCGCCCTTGCCATACCGAGCACAGCGCGCACCCGTCGGTGGTGTTCGAGATGGTGACCAGTTCGACGCCCAACTCGTCGAGGCGGGCGAGGTGTCCCTCGTTCCACGCTCGGGCGGTCGCGGTCCTGGTCGCCATCTCGACGTAGCTCGCGAGGTTCCACGCGCGGCCGGACCGGTCGACGAACCCGGTCACCCCGTCGGCGACCAGCCGATCCCACGCGGCGCGCTGCGCCGAGCGCGTCGTGCCGGTGCCGAGCAGTTGCGCGGGCGCGGCGGCGGCAACCGCGACTTGGTAGGCGTCCTGTCCCCAACGCAGAACACGCAGGTACAGCGCGTCGAGCCGACTGGTGAGGTCGGCGGCGAGCAGCGCGGCGGCGTCCATGCCGGGGATGACGTCCCGCAGCGCGACGAGCTGCGGCTCGTCGAGCGCGCCGAGGTCGGCGAGCTGGGCAAGCGCGGCGCCGCTACCCGCCTGCCACGCGGCGAGCACGGCCTCGGCCGCGCTGGTGTCGACCTCGGCGCGTAGCTGGGTGAGCATCCGCTCGACGGCGAGCCGCACCTCGCGCACGGCGGCGGCCTTCTGCGCCGCCCACTCGGGAACCTCGGCGCCGGCGTTGGCGCGGCGGGCGATGTCGGCGAGCAGTCGCGCCTCGGCTTGGGTGAACACGGCGAGGATGTCGCGGGCGAGCTGCTCGACAACCTCGGCCGGATCACTGCCCGGTGCGGGCTCCCACACCATCGCGCGCGCCCCCGTCCTGGTTGCCTCGCCAGGTGGCGGGGTTGGGCACGCTGCGGCCGGTCTCGGCATGGATGGCGGCGACCTCGGCGTCGACTTGGTCGTCGTCCCACTCGGGGTGGACCATGCGCACCCGGACCTCGGTCGAGGCGGCCTCGGCGGCGAGCAGCGCTTGCGCGGTGTGGGCGAGCTCGGCCGGGTCCGGTTGGGCCTGGTCGCCGAAGTTCACGGCCGGTTCGGCGCCGAGCACGCCGGGAGTGCCGAACACGTGCGCGTCGACGTCCAACAGGGTGCCGGTGATCGCGGCGAGCGCGGCCGACCAGTAACGCGACTTTTTGTCGCGGGTGGTCTCCGAGGACAGCCGGCGGTCGACGACCTCGGTCGCGGTGACGCCGGTCGCAGCGCCGTCGGTCTCGCCGAAGCTCGACGGTGAGTACCCGGCGGCGCGCAACACGTCGTGCGTGATCTGCTCGACGGTCTCGCGGTGCTCGCGCACCCTGATCGCGAACTGCGAGGCGGTGATCGGCGGCGCGCCGTCCCCGCGGCCGGTAAGCATGTTCAGCTCGTGGAAGACCTCTTGATCGTCGTCGAACGTCGCGCCCTGTCCGGGGCCGTTCGGTTGCAGGTAGCCGGTCGGTACGAGTAGCCGGGCCTTGGCGAGCCTGACGTCGCGCATCCACGACGAGTACGTCTCGTCGAGCGCGTCGAGCAGCGGCTCGACCCCGTCGAAGTCACTGCGCCCCAACGGACGCAGCGCGGGCACCGGGCGCCACTGCCGTGACGGCCGGATGTTCGGCGCGTAGGCCGCGGTGAGCCGACGGGTGCCGGTGCCGATCGCGCCGTCGGCGTCGACCAGCTCGGCGGCCCATGCGGTCGACGGGTGCTCGGTGAGCGGGATCGCGCGGCCGAGTTCGTCGTCGCTGCCCTCGTGCAGGGTGTGCACGATGCGTCCGGGCTCGTGGCGTTCGAGGTGGCGCAGCACGGTCGGGCCGTCGGCGGTGACGGTCTGCCAGAACGTGACCGCCGCTAGCTGCTTCCACCGCCATTCCGGCACGGCGGCGTCGGCGTCGACCGGGTCGAGCATCGGGTGCGAGCGCACGTCGGCATCCCAGACCACCCGCAGGTAGACCCCGCCGAGTGCGGCGGCGACCTCGGCGGCCTCCAGTAGCGAGCTGTGCACATCCGGGGTGTTGAGGATCTGGTCGAGCCGGGCCTGCGCCGAGTCGTTCTCGACGGTGATCCGGGGAGGCTCGGCGAACAGCAGATCGGCCGAGGCGGTCGCGATGTCCGAGGCGAGCGGCACGTGCAACCGGGTCCGCTGCTGCCCCCGAGGGGAGACCGGGCGCCCCCAGAAGAACCGCGACACCGCGCCGACCAGCCCGCCCCGGTACTGACCGGGGCGGGTGTGCACGACCGGCCCGGACCCGTATAGGGCGGCGAGCTGCTCGGGGCTGCCGGTGTACCAGGCATCCCACTCGCGCATTTTCGCCGCTGCGCGATCGAAGGGTTTCGGCGGCCAGGTGGAACCCATATCCGCCTCCCTTCCACCTGAATGAAGTGGTCGAGGCGAATTGAGTTCGAATTATTCAGTTATGCCTGTGTGCGGCGTTTGTCTTCTTCTCTAGCTTGTGCGTTCGTCGCCCTGGGGTGATGTTGTTTCAAGTTTGCGGTTGCCCTGTTTCGACAGGTAATACTCGCGTGTTTGCTGACTGATGTATGTCGTAACTATAGGCGGATCTGTTTGGCCGTTGCGGATTCTCCATCCGGCCAAGTCGTTCAGGATGGGTTCGACAGGGTAGCTGTATAGCTCGATTTTCCAGCGGTCGACTATGCCCTCGTCGTAAGGGTCGCTACAGATTACCTCGCCGCCGGTTTTGCCTGCGGCGGCTTCGCCACCCCGCCTTGCTTCCCAAACTTCTGACCACTGTTGCAACGTCCGTTGATCGGCAAGTCGGAATTCGCAGCTTTCCCCTGGTGCAAGGAGAACCGTAATGCGTCCACCGTTCGGGGTGATGTTCCCATTCTCGGGTCGGAGTAGCGTGACTTCGTTGGCGTCTATCCCTACCCTCTGGGATCGGTCGCCCTCATTTTTGATGTCGACTTGAGCGCCCGTCAGTAGGTACTGGTAGTCGTCCTCAGTCCTGCGGAACGTACGATCAACCGGCCAAGGTCGAGGTTGTCCGGAACCCGACGGACCCATCACGACTTCGCCGTGAGTTGGTGCCGCTGTCACCAAAAGACGTGGAGCGCGAGCGTCAAGGCGAGCTTTCGTCGAATCGATCGCGAGTGCCTGCGAAACCTCTAGTGAGCGCTGGCCTATCTCTACTCCGCCTCGGCCCGCCTGCGCCGTCCGCCTGGTTTCCCACGCCTGCCAGGCAATCAGTCCTGCGCTTACGCCAGTCACCAAGGCTCCCGCGCCGGTCGCTATGGCACCGACCTGTGTCCAATCGGTCATCTGGCTCTCCTTGACTCACCGCACAAACCACGGCACGTGCGGCGGGAGAGTAGCCGATCAAGACGCGGGGGTGCGGGGGACTTGCGAGGTCCATCTCAAGAGCGGCCATCATGCCGAACTTGATCAGGCGGCAAGAGCCAGCGTGGAACGCCAAAGGTTTTCGGTGGTGATGATCGCGTACCGGGCGGCGTCGAGGCTGTGATCGGCCACCTTGACCGGGGCGTCGGTGCCCTTGACGGTTGCCGAGTCGTCCCACGAGTAGCCGGGTGCTTCGCCGATGAAGCCGCGGCACCGGTCGGCCACGAACAGCCGGCGCTCGGCCAGCAGCGACGACACGACACGGACGCCGTATGCGACGTCGTTGTCGGCGGCCTGCGTGGTCACCCCGTCGTTGTGGAGTTGCACCCGGAACGACGCGGCCGAGGGATCGGCGACGACCCATTGCGGACGCAGCCCGGTCGGGCGGGGAAGGTGCCCGGTGCCGAGCCAGTCGCGCAGCCCCGCGGAGAGCTGAGAGTCGGTGAGCCTCACCCGCGCGTGCGTGGGGTCGTGGCGCCACTCGTCGACCAGGTACAGCCGGTGGTCGACACCCTCGCCGAGCAGCAGAGCGGCCGTCGCGTTGGTCGTGCCGTAGTCGATCCCGACCGCCAGAAGCCGCGCCATGTCCGGCAGTTCCGGCCAGGGCAGCACGTGCTCGTCGGGCGACCACATGTCGAACACCGCGCCCTCGGCCGCGACCCACTCGCCGAGCACGAACCGGCGGAACCACAACCCGGTGTACTCACGACGAACCGAGTCCTTATAGGACTGTCCTAGCGCCGGGTTGTCGTCGAGGATAAAGGAGAACGAGCGCCAGTCGGGCAGCTTGCCCAGCCGATCGAGGTAGCGCCGTTTCAGCCAGTGAGCGGGCGAATCGGGGTTCGTCGTCGCGAAACACTGCGCACCCGGAACGCTCATCCGGCCGAGCAACTGCGTAAAGAAGTCCTCGGCTACGACCGTCAGCTCGTCGACGTAGGCGCCCGCGACGGTCATGCCGCGCAGCACCTTCTCGGCCTTCGCGTCACTCGCTCCGAGCACGTAGACGGTGCGGTCGAGAATCCGGGCGGTCGGCGCCCCGGCGGTGTAGTGCACCTGGTCGGCGATCGGTCCGAACAGGCTCGGGTCTTGCAGCGGAGCGAACACGTTGCGCGCGACCGAGTCGCGGGTGCGACCCACGACAACGAGCTGCCCGCCACGCGGCGCCGACGCGACGTAGATCAACCAGCGCAGAAGCGACGCGGTCGTCTTGCCCGACCTGATCGCACCCGACCAGATCGACACGCGCGTCGACGACCCTCGCAGCGACTCAACCTGCTTCGGGGACAGCGGAAGGTCGAAGACCATCGACTCACCCCGCCGACCCAACAGACCTAGCCGACAAGCGAGGTAGCGTTACGCAATGGTCGCGTGGGTAGCGCTAGCAGTGTCCTTACTCTCGCTGGGCTGGCAAATTATTTCCTGGGTTCGTTCAGGTGCTCGCATCATCGTCAAATCTGCCGACGAATTCATCTTCGCCGAGCCGAAACGTCGACGAATTGTTGTCGTAGTGACCAACGTCGGGAGAATGGCCACTACGGTGCAACAGGTCGGATTGAAAGCCTCCAACACGGCTGTCAAGCAAGGAAAAGTAATGCCGTCCGACGTGTCAGTCGGTCCTGGCGAACGGGACGAGCTTCCGAAACGCCTTGAGGCTGGCGAGGAGTTGATCATCAGATTCGACGGCCCTGATATGCAAGATTACGTAGCCGCTGGCATCGAGTCGTCCGACTTTGTTCCTTACGCGCGCTCGGCAGGGCGTAAGTTGACTACGGGAAGATATTCGCCGAACGAAAAGCGGGTCGACTTCACGCAGGAGAAGTCGGCACGCTGACGCCGAGCGCAAGGGCAATCCCGCCCAACATCGACTTAGCGCCCTCACTGCCCTTGTCCGCGTCGACCTGCTCAAGGCGGGAAGCCGCCGACAGGTGCGTCGACAACGCGCTCGCGAGCGCCTTCTCGTCCGGCGCCGGGACGTGGTCCAGCGTCTTGGACTCAATGCCGTTGATCGTCGTCGCGGTGAACACGTACCGGTCGGCTTCCAACCGGGCGAGCAGGTGCTCGACGCGGCCGTAGAGCCGGCCGACGATCTCGGTGCGCCTCGACCGGTTGTCGATCTGCCGAGCGGCCGTCGCGGCGGCGGTCTTGCTGCGGTCGAACGACAGCCCCAGCTCACGGGCGATACCGGTCACCGTCGACGACGAGCGGTTGATCGCGCGGGCGATGTCGTTGCGGGTCTTGCCCTCGGCGTGCAGCTCCCGCACGCGGGCGCGGTCGGCGTCTGTGACCAGGTTGCGAGGCACGGCCGACCACCTCGCCCCGGTCCAGAAATGGGGCAGCCCCGCGACCAGGGGGGAGGGGTCGCGGGGCTGCCGGTTCCGGGTGTGGGTACAGCTCACCCGCTGCTGATCACCAGTTTAGGCGCAATCGGTGGCTCTTTGGGTGACGCAGCAAGGTGACCCGTCGCCTAGCCACGTGACGAAAGCGAGTCCAACCATGCACGGACGAGTCCGCTGATATACCTCCTCGCTTCGTCTGGCGTCATCGTGTGCTGAGGGCTCCCGCTGTTGGGTCGAGCATGGCGTGCAGTGTCGCCACTCACATGGGGCAAGTTCGCCGATGCGGTGAAAGCGCTCAGCTCTTGCCTCGACTTCTTCCTCGACTTCCAACCGCTGTTGATCAGCTCTTGTTGCCCTCCAACGTTGTCTCTGACGATCTCGAAGACCTTGTAGAGGGTGAACCAATCGAGCGGGTCTACCCCTGCCATCAGCCGGAACACCTCAGTCACGTCCGGATGTTGTCCGGCTAGTCTGGCCAGCTTTGGCGCGGGAGATGGCGTGGGCTCCTGCGGTACACCGTTGACAGATACGGTCGCCATCGCGAAGGCGGTGGCAGTCTCGACAGCCGTACCGAGAACGGCGACGTGTCCTCTGCCCTCGCTGTCGCTGTACGACCCCCTGAGTCGAACTGGACGGTAGTCGGGGTTAAGCACACAAGAGGCGCCATTGAGGGGGACGAGGAGTGACGATGCGGCATCCCGGAAGTCCGCAGGATTGGAGAACAGCGCGTCCAAGCTCGATGAGGTGAGGTAGTAGTTCTCGCCATCGTCACAACGAATCGCCGGGTCGCCGGTGAAGTTGCGCGCGAGTACGACTAGATCATTTGGACGCCCGTCCAGCCACGCCATGACGGTCACGGCTCCAGGGTAGACCGGATGGCGCAATTTGAGTCCTGCTCGGGGTGGCGAGCGCGACGTCGATCACCTCGCCGACCAGGTACCGAGGGCGACCACGCTCGTCGGGCTCGCGCCGAGTGAGCCTCCCGTTTCGTGCCCACGTGCGCACCGTGTTCGCGGACAGGTCGCGGCCGAGCAGCCTCGGCAGCGCGCGGGCGACCTCGGCCGCAGTGGCGAGCTGGGCGCGGGCGGCGTCGAGCAGCGCGGCGCGCAGCGCCTCGACGTCGTGCTGCGACTCGCACTCGCGGCACCCGATCGTCGCCCGGTCGGGGCGCGCGTAGAGGTCGGCGCCGCAGTTCGGACACGGCCCGCAGTACAGCCGCGCTGGGGGAAGGTCAACCGCCCGGCGGGCGCGCTCGACGGCGTCGGTGATCTCGTCGACCAGCTCGCCGGCCGCCTGGTGGTACTCGATCCACGAGGGATGACGGCGCAGCCACGCGGCCATGTCCGGCAGGGTGTCGTCGAGGTCGAGCGGGTCGAGTTCCGCGACCACGACCGGCGAACCGCCCGGTGCCGTCTCGCCGGTGGGTACCTCGTGGCGCGGCCCGTGCGTCTCCCACAGCTCACGTACCCACGTCGACAACACGTTCCGTAGGTCGTCGCGAACCTCGGCCGCACCGACGTTGAACGGCAAGCCGGTGTCGGACGGACGCGAGCCGACTCGCTGCCCGGTCCGGGTGCGCCGCGCGACCGTGTCGTCGAGGTCGTCGACCAACTCGTCGACCGCGGCCAGGTCGCCGAGCAACCGGCCGAGGCACAGCCCGCAGACCTCACCGCCAGCAGTCGGGTTGCTGCACGAAGGAACGCTGCACGTGATCACGCATCCGAGCGTCAACCCTCGGTGTCACCGGCCCGCCGCTGTCATTTGCTGTGATTTGAAACACCGGAATGTTCACTCTGTCGAGTTAAAGAACGGCATAGCAAAGCCAGCCTGGCTAGACAGGCGAACATTATTAATGCTGGTCAGGACGGTTTGCCTGGATAGCCAAGTGATCATCAGCAATCACTGAAAACGATCTTGGTTTGTTGCGTTCAGTTGTGATCTGCCTTTAAATCTTCAGTGTCGATTCATTTCGTGTCCAGCAGCAACAGGGAGGTCTCAGAGTGTCCGCGTCGGGGATGCAGCCCCGAGCCTCGGGGCTCCAGGCGCGGAGGAAGAGAAGAGGACACGCTGATGATTCGACGACGGGGGGTGCCGCTCGGCGAACCTCGCAACCCTGTCGCTGACCTGCTCGAACGGTATGCGCTGGGGTTGGAGGTCGCCGGGATAGCCGCTGACCTCCTCGGCGAGAGCGACCTCGCCCGTTGGACGAGGCCGCTCGCCGGGGGGCTCCGCTTTGCTGCTGGATGGCTGCGTAGGCGAAAGTAACCCCTTGGGCGGTGACCGCATATCGCGTAGTGCTTGCCCACATACGCGGCGGTTGCCGCCCATTTCGTCGTGCGTGGCCGTCGCTCCCACGCATCGCACTATCACATTACCGCAGGAATTATGGTTTTAAGCAAGCCGGACAGACGGACAGACGGACAGCGTGGTTGACAGCCCGGCGCACGTTCCTACTGGGCTCACGCGGCCGAGGTGACTGGGGCAACCTGCTGTTCGGCATCTTGGTGCTCGACGTCATCGGGCACAGGCAGACCGAGCAGGGGTAGGAGGTACTGACCGACACCCACCCACGTGCGACCGGTGCGCACGGGCTCGGCGAGCACGATCGGCCGTTCCCACGGATCGGCCGCATGCGCCTGTGTCCGGTTGCGCTCTCGGCGCTGCCGGTCGTAGGTGGTGTGCGCTTCGCGGCAGAGGTCGCAGCGGCAACCGTGCTTGGCGTAGCGGCTGTTGGTCCCGTGCGCTGGCTTGACCATCGGTACCGGGTGGCCGGTCTCCTCGGCGAGCTGCTCGCGCTGGTCGGCGTCGAGTCCTCCCCAGATGCCCCACGCCTCGCCGTTGTCGAGGGCCTCGGCGAGGCACTGCTCGGCGACTGGGCACCCGGCGCACAGTGCGCGGCACTCGGCGAGCTGCTCGGCGGGTGGCTCGATGAAGTCCAGATCGAACCGGCCTCGGCAGGCTGCCCGTGTTCGCCACTCAGGCAGACGCAGCATCGAGCAGCCTCCGCAGGGTGTCGAGCGCGTCGTCGAGCGCGCGAGTGATCGGGGAGTAGGTCACGCGAGCGGCGCCGGTGAGGTCGGCGTCGTGCTCGTCGCGGCGCCGGTGGTGCGCGAGTGCCCGCTCGACGGCCTCGGAGACGAGCCCCAGGGCGCTGCGGGTATCGGCGTCCATCACGCGACCCCATCAGGCGGGCTGTCGTTGACGGACTCGACGACGAGCACCAGGGCGCCGCGCTCGCCGAGCACGATCTCGGGCATGTGCTTGACCATGAGCGTGGGTACGTCGTCGTCGACGACCCCGGCGTCGACCAACCCGTCGCAGCACGCCTTGAGGGTGGGCACGAGGTTGTCGGCGTCGCGGCGGCGCCGATCGGTGACGGTCCACACCAGTCGGACCGAGCAGCGGCCGAGCGCGGGCACGCCGACCGAGCGAGCGAGCGTGGCGGTAGCGCGGCGAACCCCGGCGGTCAGCCGAGCCCGGCGGCGCCAGTGGTGCCGCTGGTTGGCGGTGAGCGGTGGACGGTCGTAAGGCAGCGGCAGCAGGTAGGAGGTCGGCGCGTCGCCCGCGCGCACGCGCGGCGACGCTGTCGACCGGTCGCGACCGGTGCTGTTGAGGTTGGTCACTGGTCCCCCTGGTTGCTGGTTGCGGCGAGTGCGGCGTCGAATCGGGCGGGGTGCGCCGGGGTCTTGGTGAGCGGTCGTCCGCCGGGTCCGGTGCAGGGGTGGCCGGGGTAGGCGCGGCAGTAGGGGCACGCCACGACGAGGTAGGCGCGGCGGGCGTCGGCTTCGGCCTCGGCGTACTCGGGGTCGACGCCACGGGCGACGGCGAGCGCGGCGGTGACGCGGGCGATGCCGGATCGGATGGCGCGCAGCCCGTTCTCGTCGAGTCGGCGGGGACGGGCGGTCAGCTCGGCGCGGTGGCGCTGCTCGGCGGCGTCGCGGCGGGCGGTGCGCCAGTGCTCGACGATGTCGGCGGGCATGATCGTCTCGGTTCGGCGCCGGTAGTGCTCGCGCACGGCGTCGGCGGCGACCTCGGCGGGCACGTCGTCGAGCACAGCGGCCCACATGGCGAGCACGTCGGCGTCGGGCGCAGGAATGCGCGGGTCGACGGCCGAGGCGGCGCCGAGCAGGGTCGCGACCTGGGCGCGGTTCACCGTGCCCCCTCGATGGCGAGCCGGTCGGGCTCGACGGGGTCGACCTGGTCGTCGGCGAGCGCGAGCCAACCGCGGACCTTGTCGCCGCGCGTGGCTCGACCGGTCGACGGGCTCGGCGGTCGACGAGCTGCGGCGGCGGCCTTGACCGCGTCGTCGTACAGGTGCGGCAGCAGTCCGGGACGGGCGTCGGGTCGTCGGTGCCACTCGTCGAGGGCGGCGCGCAGGGCGGTCGGGTCGCCTCCGTCGCGCAGCACGGCGTCGACGTGGCGGGCGAGTGCGCGCACGGTCTGCGGCCGGTAGGCGGCGCCGGTGTCGGCGCGCCAAGTGGACACCAGCCGATAGGCGTCGGGCCGAACAGCACTCGCCGAGAGGTCGACGAGCGTGGTCGTGCCTCGCGTGCGCGGGCGCGCGGCGCTGCTTTTCGGTTCCGTAGTTCGGTTCAGTAGTTCCGGTTCACCTTGGGGTGTCGCTGTGTCACCCGCGTGGGCTGTCGCTGTGACAGTCCGGGGGTGTCGCTCTGGCACCGGGGGACTGTCGCTGTGTCCACCGGGGGTGTCGTTCTGACCGACGGGGGCGGCCGATCGGGGGTGGTCGTCGAGGGCGAGGCGGTACTCGTTCGACGTATCGGCGCCGGTGCCGCGCTGCCGACGGGCGCGGCCGATCAGACGGCGCTCGGCGAGCGCGTCGAGGGCTCGGCGCACGGTCCGCTCGCTCGCCTCGGTTTCGCGCGCCAGCGTGGCTACCGAGGTGGTCGCGCGCCCGTCGCGGTTGGCGTGTTCGGCGAGCGCGTAGAGGACGAGTTTCGGCATGGGTCCGCCAGCGGTCTGCTCGGCGGCCCATCGCACGGCGACCACGCTCACCGCGGCCTCACGGTGGCGTACTGGTCGGCGATCTCGGCCGGGTCGACGTCGAGCAGCTCGGCGACCTGGTTGAGCCGGTCGCCTCGGCGGCCGAGGATGCGCAGCACCTCGGCGGCCTCGGGCGCCGGTAGAACGCGGAACGGTCGGTGTCCGCGCAGTGCGGTCTCGACGGTGAGCGGGTCGAGTCGGCGAGCGGTCGACGAGCGCTCGTCGACGTGGTGCGAAAGGTCGGTGATCACTGTTTCCCCCGGTGGCTGCGGCGGGCGCGGGCGTGCGTCATCGCGCCCGCCGCAGAGCTGCGACGAACTTCGTCGGGTGGTCCTGTGTGGGTGGTTAGGCGGCCGAGGCGGCGCTGCGGGCGATCCAGACGCGATTACGGCTCGCTCGGCGCGAGCGGCGTCGGCTGCGGTACTCGCCGCACGACACGATCACCCGGCGCGCGGCCCAAATGCCGAGCACGGACGGCAGCACGTTCGGCGAGTGCGCCTCGGCGGCGACCTCGTCGGGAATGGCCTTGCGCACGTCGTCGGCAGTGAAGGGCCGCCCCTGGCGCACCAGCTCGGCGAGCACGGTCTCGACGGTCTCGCGGTACCGCTTGTGCACCGCAGAGGCGGCGGCGAGGTTGTCTTGCTGGCCGGCGTTGCGGTCGGCGAACGCTAGGGCGAGCTGATCAGGCACGGCGGCGCCTCCCTTCCGATCGGGCGCGAGCGGATGTCGTTCGCCCACTCGACGAGCGCGAGCACCAGGTCGCGATGTACGGCGGCGTCGGCCGCGCGCTGCTGCGGTGTGCGTGCCTGCACCACGGGACAGACGGGGCACTCCGGGCAGCACGGGGCGCAGTCGACGGCGTCGCAGCAGCCGCTCGGCAGGTGCTCGGCGCAGCAGACGAGCACGCGGCCGGTGGGAACGAGTGCGGTCGTCACGACGCGACACCCCGCAGGGCGTTGCGCAGCGTCGACAGCGACCGCTCGGCCCGCTCGGCGCGGCGCTTCCACTGGTCGCGATCGACGACGAGCTGCTCGCGCTCGGCGAGCCGGGCGACGACCTCGGCGAGGGTCAGCCCGCCAAGGCTGCCGAGATCGCCGAGCCCGCGCTCGCCGCGGTGCTTGTTCAGGTGCGGCCGGATCGACCGCATGTTCGGCGAGGTGTAGTCGCAGTGCGCGCACCCGTAGACCGTCCGGCCGTCGGCGAGCGTCAGCGTGCGCGTCTGCTGCCACAGCACGGGCGTACCGGCGTTGTCGCGCATCGGCGCCGGGGTCGGCTCGTCGGCGACCACACGCACACCGTCGACGCTGGTCGCGGTCACCGCGCACCACCCGCCGAAGTCGGGGCCTGGTCCTGCTCGCGCGGGGCCTGGTCGTCGACGATCTCGGCGTCGACGACATCCTCGCCGGCACGGGGCGAGCCGACCGGTGGCGCGGGCTGCTCGGCGACGACCTCACGAGCGGCACGCATAGCCTCGCGCCGGTACTCCGACGACGTCGGCACCCACTTCTCAAGCTCGTGAACAGCCGACTTGAGCCACATCGACTCTTCCCACGTGTTCCACGGGGAATCGTCACCGCTAGTGCCGCGCGCGACCGCCTTGCGCTTCATGACGTCGGCACGGTTCATCATCACCACGCGCGACGTGCCACCGTCGAGCATCACGGCGTAGGCGTAGACACCGACCAGCTCGCCGCGCTCGGCGAACCAGTCCGGCCGATGGCGCGGCCTCTCCATCACGTCGGGCTCATAGACGAACGGGTCGGCGGTCTTGACCACCTCGGCCTTCACCGACCGGATCGCGCCCGCCCGGTACATCCGTTCGATGACGCCTTGATACTGCTCGATGCCGACGACCTCGACCGTGTTGTTCTTGCGGTCCTTGAACGGCACCAGGGCGTAGGCATCGGTGCCCGGCTCGTGGCCCAACCTCGCGCACTCCAGCAACGCGGCCAGGAACGACGCCGAGTTGCGCTCGGCGGCATCGGCCAGCTTGGCGTTACGGCGTAGCAACCCCTGCGACAAGCGCACGAAGGTCGCCGGCTTCACGTGGTCGGGGAGAACGGCGGCGAAGTCGTCGCGGTACTGCTTGATCAGCGCCTGTGCTGCGGTCTCCCGCTTGGCGACGGCGCCGGTGATGGTCTGGGCGTTGCTCATGCTGCGGGGCTCACCTTCCGGGGCGTCGAACGGACAGGGGAAGGGCGAAGGGAGGGCGGCGCGTCACCGCGACCGGGCACCCGGATCGCGATCGACTCGCCGTCGACCACAGCCCGGCGCGGTGCCGAGCACGTCGAGCACCTCGACCGTCGCCCGCTGCTTGGCTGCCTCGGCGACCTTGTGCTCGGCGACCGCCACCCGGTACCGCTCGGCGAGCGCCGGGTCGATCTCGACCTCGACGTCGTCGATATCCGGGTGCAGCTCGCGCACCGTCCGGTAGGTCGCCCCGTGCTCGTCGAGGTCGGGGCGCTCGTCGCGGTCGAGGGTGTCGAGGAACTCGCGGGCCTCGGCGCGCAGCACCTCGGCCTCGGTGGCGTTCCAGTCGACGACGTACTCGCGGAAGTCAAGCCGGCTGGTGAGCACCGCGACGTAGGCGCGCGAAAGGCCCATCGTGTCGAGCTGCCACATCACCTGACACCGGTAGAAGATTGGCACCTCGTCGGTACCCGGCGTGCCCCACTCGTCGGGCTCCGTCGACGTCTTGATCTCCAACAGCCCGCGACCATTGCGCGCGTAGAGCACACGGTCGGGCGTGGCGATCTGCCACGGCCGATGCCGGTTCGCCCACGTGCCGGTACGGCGCACCCGGTACTCGGGGTGCTCGTCGGCGAACCACGACGCGACCACGGGTTCGAGCCGACGACCTCGGCTCATGGCGTCGTTGTCCGGCGTCGCCGGGATAATCCCCTTCTTGCGATACCACAGCGAGAAACGGCTCTCCCACGGCGACAAGCCGAGTACGGCGGCGATCTCCGAACCCCCCCAGGCCGGACGAACGCGCAGAACTCCACTCAGCCGAACCGGGTTCCCAACTACCCAAACGGATCGCGGCGGCGCTCATTCGCCCGCCTTGCGGTCGACATTCTCCGAATCGGGTTCGGAACGCTCGATCTCGAACACATCGTCAAAATCGACGCCAAGTGTCGCAATGGTGGCGGCGATGAACTCGTTACCGGGAAGCTGCTCGGACTTCAGAACACGGCCGACCGTCGACGGTGCCACGCCAAGCCGCTTGGCAAGCGCGTAGTTAGACCTCAGATCGCGGTCAGCCTTGATTCTTTCGAAAGCATCCACGCGGACGTGAACACGCACAGACATCGAATCCCCCATAGCATCCGTGGAACGGCGGCAGCGCGCCCCACGAATCGGACACTACGGTGGGTGTACGTGAGCCTTCAACGATTGCGTATGCGCAAGCACCATGTAAATAGCCAGTCGCGAGCACTGCGCTGTGTGCATGGATGCAAGGGTTGTCCGCCCGGCGGGACAGGTCGCAGGCCCGCGCCGTCGGCGAATCATCGCGGAGAGTGACAGCGCTCCCAGAGTCTCTATCAGCACCTTCGGCGCGCAACATCGTTTCGAGACCGCAAGATTGCGGCCTCGAACATGTGGTCGACTGGTGTGTGTCACCGTCAGCGATGGCCGTGTTTTCGTCACCGAGCGTGTATCGCGTACACGCAAATACTGGTGTGATCAAATGACCACGGCGGGTTACCACCCAGTCAAGTTGCCTGGGATCTTCGTGATTATTGCCACGTCTGGGAATAAGCGAGACAGTCGACGGCAACTAGTCCATTCGAGTGACGGTGGCTGCCGTCTTTCTTTAGCCTAGTTAAACACTTGCGTGGATGCAACGAGTGGAATCGTCCGCTGTGTGAGCCCGAGGTGAGACTCTTGCCGGACGTCACTTCGCTTGGGTCTGCGAGTCGTGGCCGAGTCGCCGTCGGTCCAAGAGGGTGAAGCGATGGTCGGCACGACCGGTCAAGTGGGTCTGGTGAAGAGATCCACTCCGCGCTAAGGTGGCTTCTGTGAGGTCGCACTATCGCGCCCCTCGTTACATTGCGCGACCTTGGGAAATTGGCAACTAGCACACCGCAGCCGCTGGCACTATTTCCAGTCGTGCGCACTAGGCCACTATGCGAATCCTCCGCCGGAGAGCCTACCGGAGCGCCTCCCGGCGACCCAAAACGGGTGGTCGGGAGGCGGTTTCCGCTGATCGTGGATGGCCGTTCCGCGCGGTTCGCTGCCAGAGTCGTGATCATCACCCGTTCGGGGGACAAGGAGATCGCGTTGATCGGAAACGCCTCGTGGTGGCTGCCGTCGCGGTCATCGCACTGGGCCTCTCGGTGACGGCGGGCACGGCGGTCGCCGGACCGCCCAACGTCACACCGGACGTCGTCGGCGGCGAGGGCGTGTCGAACGGGAAGTACCCGTTCATGGTCACCTTCCAGCGCAAGCAGGGGGACCAACGCCTACGAACGGCACTACTGCGGCGGGTCGCTGATCGGCCCGCGTGCCGTGCTGACCGCCGCGCACTGCGTGCAGGACATCCGGCCGGACATGGTCGGCGACGTCTCGGTGATCGTCGGCCGCACCGTGCTCAGCGACGACAGCCAGGGCTACGCCCGTGACGTCCGGCAGATTTACGTGCACCCGAAGTACAAGGACGACTACGCGTACGACGCGGCGGTGCTGATCCTGAGCTCGCCGGTGACCGAGGTCGCGCCGATCCAGCTGGCGACACCGGGCACCGACGCGCTGGAGCGGCCCGGCCGGCTGCTCACGGGGATCGGCTGGGGCAACACCGTCCAGCAGGACCCGTTCCCGAACGAGGGCGTGTGGAACGGCCCGGACCAGTTGCAGGAAGTGCAGGTCCCGGTCGTCTCGGCCGCCGAGTGCTCGATCTCCTACGACGACCTCGACCCCGCGCTGGACCTGTGCGCGGGCAAGACCGGCAAGGACACCTGCCAAGGCGACTCCGGCGGACCGCTGTTCGTGAAGGTCCCCCGGCAGGAGAGCTACGTCCAGGTCGGCCTCGTGTCGCGGGGCATCGGCTGCGCCGCGACCGGCTACCCCGGCGTCTACACGCGGGTGGCGAACTGA